CTTCCTTAGCATGGACCAAGATTACCGGAGCTCCTAGTGGGATTGTAACAGGTACAGGCACGACTAACTATTTGCCTAAGTTTACTGGAAGTACTACGATTGGGGATAGTGCAATAACAGATAATGGCACAACTGTAAGTTTATTATCTCGAGCATTGAGTGGTACAACTGCTACATTTAATTTTGGCAATTTTGTTGGTGCTGGTGCAAGATTTCAATTTAATAGTTCAAATACACCTTTTGTAATAAACGCCTTAAATAACAATGGGTCAGCATATATTGGTTGGAATGTAGCGGCTAAAAGTGGTTCAGATACTGGTACATATATTTTAAGTCAAGCGGCAACAAAAATTGAAGGAGATGGCGGCTCAATTAGACTTTATACTGCACCTAGTGGGACTTCTGGAAACGATATTACATTTACCGAACAAATGCGTATTTTCTCAGATGGTAATTTGTTACTACAATCTGGAGGAACATTTACCAACAACGGAGCAAGGTTGCAGGTTAGTGGGGAAGGTCGATTTTATCAACCCTTAACAAGTACAACCTCTTATTTAACTGTTGAAAATAATAGGTCAAGAAATGCAGCAATAAGATTAAAAACAACAGTTGGAGATTTTTATTTGGGAGTTGGTATTGGAGCAGACGTTAATCAATTTCAAATTTATGATGGTACTGCTGGAGCAAATAGATTAACAATCAACTCCACAGGCGCAGCGACCTTTAGCAGTAGAGTTGGAGTAGGTGGTGCATCCGCTACTTATCCGTTAACTGCTTACAATGCAAGCAATGGTACAACCGCTGCATTTGGAGGTACTGCAAGAGGAATAAGAATAGATAACGATGGAACATTTAGCAGTGGTAGAAGTACTATATTTGGAGTAGACAATACATTCTACGGCAGTTATCAACCATTAGCAATTGGAGGTTCTGAATTGTATTTTAGTATATCAGGTACAGACAGACTAACCATATCCTCCACAGGAGCAGCGACCTTTAGCAGTAGCGTTGATGCAGTTGGTAGATTTGGAGCAACAACAAACCAAACAACACCAACTGACGGAACTGCATATTTTTATAAATCAAGTGCTGGTGCAGTTGTTTCTGGTTTTCAATTTATAGCTGAGACTGGAGGAGCTGGTAGCAGAGGTACAAGATTGACAATAGATAATGCAGGAGCAGCGACCTTTAGCAGCAATGTTACAACTACAGGAGGATTTTTACAATTTCCAAATAATTATGGTGTTGAAGGAAGAAATGCTGCAAATACTGCACATAGAACAGTTTTAAAATTAAATACAAGTAACCAAATTGAAATTGGTCGAGATACTGATATTAGTTCGATTATATTAGGAACAGCATCAGCGGTTAATGCACTCACCATAGCCTCCACAGGTGCAGCGACCTTCAGCAGTAGTGTGACGGCTACGAGTGAAACAACAAATTCCTCATTGATTCAACAATGGTCATACAATGGAAATGCTGCCGCATATAAGTTAAGATTAAATACAATTGTTTCTAGTGGACTTGTAAGATATTCTTTTGATACGACAAATAGTAGTACTGAATATCCTAACAACCTAGTTATAGATAGAGGAAACGTAGGAATTGGAGTTAGCCCTAATACAAAACTAGAAGTAACAAGTGGAAATTCAGGAAGTACGGAAATACAAAGATGGAGCTATAATGATGGAAATGCAGCTTATTCATTAAGGCTAAAACAAGATGTTTCTAGTGGATTAGTAAAGCACGTTTTTGATGTTGTAAACAATTCAACTACTTATTCAAATAACCTAGTTTTAACAAACGGCAACGTTGGGATTGGGACACCGAGTCCAGCGTATAGTTTAGATGTTGTGTCAAGTGGAGGTATAATTGGAAGATTTACAGGTAATAGTGGAGCATATTTAATTTTAAGAGCAAATGGTGTTCGAGACTGGTGGTTAGCAAATGGTGTTAATAGCGGAACAGATGGATGGTTTTCTATATATAATGCAACTGCTGGGTCACAAGGATTAGTAATTACAAGTACAAATAACGTCTTAATTGGAACGACATCAGACAACGGAGCAAGGTTGCAGGTTAGTGGGACCAGTACAATTAGCGGAGATTTAGTTTTAACAAACGGAGCAAATAGAATTTTAAGAATTGGCTCATCAACTAACTATTATTACGATTTACAAACTGTTGGAGATAATTTTCAAATTAGAGAAGCTGGGTCTACTCCAAGGCTTACATTTACTTACCCAACAGGAGCAGCGACCTTTAGCAACCTTTCAGGTTCAGGCAATCGCATAGTAGTAGCTAACTCAGGAGGTACTCTTATATCTGCTGTTATTGGTTCGGGCTTAGCCTTCGATGGAACGACTTTAACTGCCACAGGTGGAGGTTCAGGAAGTATCTCAGGTAGTGGTACAAGTGGGACGATTGCTTTATTTACAGGAGCTACTTCAATTGGTAATAGTGCCATTACTCAGTCAGGTAGTAACGTAACTTTTAGCGGCGGCATTAATCCAACAAAAACTGCTAAAAACACATACGGAATACAGATTAGAGGAGCATTTTATGGAGCTCCAAGATTACAAGTTTATGACTTAGCTGCAGACCCAAATGGGTATATGGGTCTTGGAACAGATATGTCTGGAGCGCCTTTTGAATTTTCAAATTACTTTCCAAGAACAGGAGGAAATGGAAAATGGTCTGTTGGTTCTTGGGCAGGTGATTTTGGAACAGGACAATATGTTTCAGGCTACAATGAAAAATTGTTTATTGTTGAATCTGCTGCTCAGTTTAATGTACCGTTAACTGTAAGCAGTAGTGTGACGGCAGGAACATTTGTTAGAGCAACTGGAGGAACTGGCGCGTCTTCAGGCAAAGGAGTTGAAATTGGTTATGAATCAGGTGATTTTGGGACTATAATTGCCTATGACAGAACTGCTGGTAGTTTTAAAAGATTGTCTATAAATGATAGCTTAAATATCCTATCAGGCAACTTAGTGGGCATAGGAGTTTCACCAGCAACAAATTTACACGTTCAAGCGCCTAGCGTTTCCTATGGTCAGTTTAGATTATTAAATTCTAGTTCTTCAGGAGAAGCGTCTATGCATATTGGAAGAACAAACCAAACCTTAGAACAAAGATGGACAATCGGTCAAGGTGTTGCAGGCATTGGAGATAGCTTTGGATTTTATACTGGAGGTTCTTCAAGAGTAAATTTACAAACAAACGGAAACGTAGTAATAGGAACGACAGCGGATAATGGTAATAGACTTAGAGTAGATGGTACGATTTGGTCAGATAGCAGCATAACTGCAACATCATTCTTTGAATCATCTGATGCTACTTTAAAAACATTGATAGCTGACAACTACCAAGTTAAAGGAATTGACTCTGTGGTTGCCAAGCTATATATCAAGAATGGTAAGGAAGAGATAGGATACTTTGCTCAGGACTTGCAGGATGTATTGCCAAGTGCAGTTAGCAAGGGTTCTGACGGACTATTAAACCTTTCATACCGAGAGGTACATACAGCAAAAATTGCGTACTTAGAAGAACGAATTAAACAACTAGAAAAGAAATATGAAAACAATTGAACCAGTATCCATTTGGGACAATGGAACCGTACAAGAAGCGAAGATTCTTAATGCTTACGCTATCAATGTTACACTAGGAACAAGTGCAACTTTCTACTATCAGCTATTCGCTGAGACTGTAGACTTGGCAGTTGGTACGCAGTTAGCACAAGGAAATCTAAACATGACAGGAGAAGCCTACGCTCAATGGGAAGTTGACTCCTACGCATGGGATTGGGTTGCTGAGCAGTTGAACCTAACTATTACAGGTGACTATGTACCACCGGTACCTCCAACTCCTGTACCTCCACAGCCTGAGCCTACTCCGACCCCGACTCCTGAGCCGACCCCTGAACCAACTCCTGAACCTGAAACAGAAGGATAATGCCTTGGGATGATTTAGCAAATAATCAGACTATCTCTTTTACCAATCTAAAGGATGCGGTAGATACAGGTGTGTTTAGTCCAAAGACTACGGTACCTGTAAGTAATGAGCAGATTACTAAGTCTGAGGCAAATGCTTATGTATGGATTGACACATTATTTGGACCTTATGCATCAAAAGCTAATAATCAGTTGGTAGTTAAATCCAACTTGTCATGCGGTACTCCTCTTACTGTCACAACAAATTTGGAATGGTCTGGAATAGCTAATAACGAAACAACATCAAGTCCAATTCAATTACTTGCAGGACAAAACAATAATCTTGATGGTAGGATATTTAGGTCTACTGATTATGGAGTTAATTATTCTTCTGTTCTTTTAATTAGCAATGCGTTATACGATATAAAATTCATGCCTTCTTTTAGACACGCTAGTTATTTAAGTGTTCCTCCATTTTTAGCAGTTGGAGCTAGTGGTAGAATTGTTACTAACTCTGTAACGGATTGTAGTTCTTGGATTACAATTAGTTCCCCAACTGTTCAAACCCTAAGTGCTATAGCTTTTAATTCTTCAATTGGTATAATTGTTGGAACCTCAAGAATTTTAAGAACTGATACAACTCTTAGAATTAATTCTTGGTCTATTGTAAACTCATTTTCAGTTAGCTGGCGAGCTGTGGCAAGTGATGGCTCTAATTTTATTGCTGTTGGTGAGAATGATTCAATCGCTACTTCAAATTCTATTGGTGGAACATGGACTCTACGAAGTATGCCACCTTTAAGTCCATCAAAAAATTTGCAAGGAGTTACTTATCATACAGATGGTTTTTGGTACGCTGTTGGATTTGATTCCATAAACACTTCATTACCTTACATTATGAGGTCTTCTGACACAGGAGTAAATTGGTCAACATACATACCAACTGACTTCAATTTAATAATTGGGCAACTTCTCAGTATAAAATCTATAGGTGGGAGATTAGTTATGGGAGGGGAGAATTATCAATATCAGATAAGAAATAATGTTGTAACAAGGTGTGGGGCAAATACAGCAGGAATAACAACAATAGGATGGAATAGTATTGTTAAAGATGCTGCTACATCAAATGGATTTGACATGGCAGGTTCATCGACTGGTCTTAATGGAGCATACAGTAATTTTTAATTAACTTTAACAAAAAAAATATATGTCTATAATTAGTTCTTATCCAAACGATGGCAATGTAACCTATGGCGACAAGTTAATTGGTACAGATGCAAATGATTCAAACAAAACCAAGAACTTCACAGTAGGTGACATTCTTGCACTTCCAATTCCGACTGTACCTGTCTACGCAAACAATGCGGCTGCTAAGGCGGCTGGCCTTGCGGTTGGAAAGATATATCGCATCACCGGCACTGATAATGCCGGAGTTGTGTATTAACTTTACAATTCAAATCAAATCAAATGGACATAAGGAAAATATCTGTGGGCCCTGACTACAAGGGTGGTGCCATGCACTACATTGTTGGTCAGAAGGTCCTCGGAGACACCAATGAAATACACCTCATTAAATTTGTCGCAGAAACTGGGGCAATAAAAATTTATATTATCAACGAAAAGCAAGAGGTCGTTCTGTGGAAAGAGTTTAACCACACCATTCCTTTGTCCATCGAGTATAATATAAACATTTAATGAGGTCCCCATTTTATTTTATAGCCAAGCCCGTTAACGGCAAGCGATACGATAACACCAAAATGCTTGGTGACGTAGAGTTTATTGTCAGCACCTCAGAGGAAGACCACAAGTTCTCAAACAGATTTGCTGAGGTAGTTGAACTACCATTAGGATACAAGGGGCCAATTAAAGTTGGCTACACACTACTTGTACACCACAACGTATTCAAGTTTTACAACGACATGAAGGGCAGACAAAAAAGCGGAAAGTCTTTTTTTAGAGACGACCTGTTCTTTATTGATACTGACCAATTCTTTATGTACAACGATGGATATGGTTGGAATGCGTATGACCGCTATTGCTTTGTAAAGCCAATTCCAGCAACTGAGAGTTACATCAAGAAGCCAATTTCTGAGGAGCCACTCGTAGGGATAATGAAATACCCTAATGAGTACCTCTTAACGCATGGCGTCAAAGAAGGAGATATGGTTTGCTTTAGTCCTGACAGCGAGTATGAGTTTACTGTCGATGAGGAAAAGTTATACCGAATGTACGACCATCAAATAACAATCAAATTATGAATCTAATCACATTCGACAACGTATTAAAAGACCCTAAAGAATATGTGGCAGACATCCACAAGTATGGATTTCAAGACGTGGCAGACGGAGACAACGTATTCCGGAACATACAGCCACGTGACATTTACGATGAATTTTCCCAATATGTCACTGCTGTATTTGGTGGTTACAAAGTAAATGTAAACTTTGTTCGTAAGTCACCATTGAATCAACAGGAGCCAAACTTTGTGCATACTGACGAAATGATGGGAGATATTACTTGTATCTTGTATCTGAGTGAGGAGGCACCAAATGAAGATGGAACTACCATTTATGACGAAGAGAAAAAGCCACTAGCAGTGGTCTACTCTAAGTTTAATCGAATGGTAGCATTCAATTCAGACTTGCTTCATTCACGAAACCTTTTTGAAAATTTTGGAGAAGGAGAGAAAGCTCGATTGATTCAAGTGATATTTTTGAAAAGAAATGAGAGAAGACACTAAGGATATAAAGCTCCGTATTATCAATGCTGGCTACAAGGCTGTCAGTCATTTGATAAAAGTTGCTGAGGAGAACATCATCAATAGCGATGATGATAGCGCTGATGTAGCCGCAGACAAGATGAAGAACGCTGCTGCGGCTAAGAAGTTAGCAATCTTTGATGCGTTTGAGATACTCAATCGTATTGAGGCTGAGAAAGAGAACATTGACTCCGCAGAGCGTGGAGTAAGTAAAACAGATACCAAACAAGGATTTGCAGAACGAAGGTCAAAACAATAACCTGTGCCGGGTAATTAAAGATTACATACCGGCAGGAGTTATCTCCAAAAAAAATGGAGTGAGGTCGTGGCTTTATGGCTATAACGACCAGTATGACGTTGTTGTCATATCTAAGACTGGACAGATAGGTGATGTCGTAGAAATATCTGGATTAAAGATTGCGCTTCCACTGGCTCCTGAAAAGTGTCTTCAAAGACACAATAGTAAAAGCGAGCAGTACTGGGAGCGTCAAGATTTGCCAAAGGAATTGGCCAAGATTCAATCCATATTCCAATGGAACGAAAGGCCAAAGGAATTTAAGGACCGATGGATTGATTACATTGAGCAGGAGTTCGACCACCGAGAGCAGGGCTTTTGGTTTATGAACAATGGGGTTAAGACCTATATAACAGGCTCTCATTATATGTACCTACAGTGGTCTAGTATTGACGTAGGGTACCCTGACTTCCGTGAGGCCAACCGTATCTATTGGATATTCTGGGAAGCCTGCCGTGCAGACTCGAGGTCATTTGGTATGATATACCTAAAGATTAGACGTTCCGGATTCTCCTTTATGTCATCGTCAGAGTGCGTAAACATAGGCACGCTTGCACGTGATGCACGTATTGGTATCCTTTCAAAGACTGGTGCTGATGCTAAGAAGATGTTCACCGACAAGGTGGTACCTATCAATAGCCGGCTTCCTTTCTTTTTCAAGCCAGTCATGGATGGTATGGACCGACCAAAGACTGAATTGGCCTTTAGGGTTCCTGCATCCAAGATTACCAAGAAGAATATGTATGAGTCTGACGACACTGAGATTGACGGACTTGATACTACTATTGACTGGAAGAACACCGAGGACAACTCTTATGATGGTGAGAAGCTACTATTCTTGGCGCACGATGAAAGCGGTAAGTGGACTAAACCTGTAAACATTAAAGAGAACTGGCGTGTAACCAAGACCTGCTTGCGTTTGGGTAGCAAGATTATCGGCAAGTGTATGATGGGTTCTACGTCCAATGCGCTAAGCAAAGGAGGGCAGAACTTTAAGGACATTTACGAGGAGTCAAACGTCAAGATTAGAAATGCAAATGGCCAGACTAAGAGTGGGCTCTATGCCATATTTATTCCTATGGAGTGGAATATGGAAGGATTCATTGATAGGTTTGGTCATCCAGTATTTAGAAAGCCTGAGCAACCTGTTGCAGGTGTAGACGGCAACTGGATTAAGAATGGTGCGGTTGATTACTGGGAGGCTGAGGTTGATTCATTAAAGAATGACGCTGATGCGCTCAACGAATTTTACCGACAGTTCCCTAGAACTGAGTCACACGCATTCCGTGATGAGAGTAAGCAGGCTCTATTTAACCTGACCAAAATCTATCAGCAGATTGATTACAATGACTCAATGATTAAGGAGCACTACCTTACTCGTGGTATGTTCTCTTGGAAGGATGGCATAAAAGATACTCAGGTGATTTGGACCCCTGACTCAAGGGGTAGGTTCAATATAAGTTGGGCTCCTCCTAAGCATCTGCAGAATAACGTACATATCCGTAATGGCATCAGGTACCCGGGCAATGAGCACATTGGCTCATTTGGCTGTGACTCTTATGACATCTCAGCGGTTGTTGGTGGTCGTGGTTCTAATGGAGCCCTCCACGGAATGACCAAGTTCCACATGGACGATGCGCCTGTTAACCAATTTTTCTTGGAGTACATTGCACGTCCTCAGACTGCAGAGATATTCTTTGAGGAAGTATTGATGGCGTGCGTATTCTATGGAATGCCTATATTAGTTGAGAATAACAAGCCAAGGCTTTTGTATCACCTAAAGAATAGGGGGTACAGGGGGTTCTCAATCAACAGACCTGACAAGCAGTTGGCCAAGTTGACTAAGACTGAGAGAGAGTTGGGTGGTATCCCAAACACCTCAGAAGATGTTAAGCAGGCACACGCCTCAGCGATTGAGTCGTATATTGAGAAGTTCATTGGGTTTGATTTGGAGTCAAAGTATAGAGACCCTGAGGAGATGGGCACGATGCCGTTCACTAGAACGCTTGAGGATTGGGCTAAATTTGACATCAATGACCGAACTAGATTCGATGCTTGTATTAGTTCAGGATTGGTCATTATGGCCAATCAGAAGCACCTGTATATCCCTGAGAAAAAAGAATCGAAATTAATTATTAACTTCGCTAAATATAAGAATGAAGGCACACAAAGTCAGTTGATTAGATGAAAAATATAACAGTCGAAATAAATGCGACATCTTTCCCGAGTCAGTTGGCTACTGACGCTGAGAAGGCGTCCGATACTTTTGGCCTTCAGGTAGGTCAGGCTATTCAATACGAATGGTTTAGAAAAGATGGTACCTCTTGTAGATACTATGGCCAGTGGCAAGACTTCCGTAGGCTAAGGCTATACGCACGAGGTGAGCAGCCTATTGGTAAATACAAGAATGAACTAGCCATTGATGGAGACCTATCCTACTTAAACTTGGACTGGACTCCAGTTCCTATTCTACCAAAGTTTATTGACATTGTTGTAAACGGAATGTCCGACAGGCTTTTCAAGGTTAAGGCTTATGCACAGGATGCAATGTCTCAAGCCAAGAGAAGTAAGTATCAGGACATGGTAGAAGCCCAAATGATTTCTAAAGACATTCTTTCTACCATCAAAGAGAAAACAGGGGTTGATGCATTTTTAATGGACCCTGAGCAACTCCCTGAAACAGACGAGGAACTGTCATTGTATATGCAGCTTAACTATAAGCCTGCCATTGAGATTGCTGAAGAAGAAGCCATTAACACAATCTTTGACGAGAATCACTACGATGATACCCGTAAGAGATTGAACTACGATATTGCCACCATTGGTATTGGTATTGCTAAGCACGAGTTCCTTCAGGGGACTGGTGTTCAAGTGTCTTATGTAGACCCGGCTAACGTGGTGTATAGTTATACTGAGGACCCTTTCTTCAAGGATTGCTTCTACTGGGGTGAGATTAAAACCCTTCCTATTACTGAGTTGATGAAGATTGACCAGTCTCTTACTAAAGAAGACTTGCAACAAATCACTCAATACAGCCAAGCATGGTATGACTATTACAACGTAGCGCAGTTCTACGAGAACAGTATGTTCTTCAGAGATACCTGCACACTACTATACTTCAACTACAAGAGCACCAAGAAAATCGTCTACAAGAAAAAGAAACTTGAAGGCGGTGGCTCTCGTGTTATTGAGAAGGATGATACATTCAACCCTCCTACAGAAATGATGGAGGAAGGAAACTTCGAAAAGATTGAGAAAACCATTGACGTTTGGTATGATGGTATTATGGTTATGGGTACCAACATTCTTTTGCAGTGGAGACTGTCTGAGAACATGGTTCGACCAAAGTCTGCATCCCAGCACGCTTTGCCAAACTATGTCGCTTGCGCTCCACGTATGTATAAGGGAGTTATTGAATCCCTATGCAGAAGAATGATACCTTTTGCTGACTTGATTCAAATTACTCACTTGAAACTGCAGCAGGTTATTGCACGTACTGTTCCTGATGGTGTATTCATTGATGCCGATGGTCTCAATGAGATTGACTTGGGCACCGGTAATGCTTACAACCCTGAGGATGCATTGAGGCTATACTTCCAGACAGGTAGTGTCATTGGTCGTAGCTTTACACAGGATGGTGACTTTAACAATGCTAGAGTTCCTATTCAGCAGTTGACATCCAACTCAGGGGCATCCAAGACACAGATGCTTATTACCAATATGAATCATTACATTGACATGATTCGTTCTGTTACAGGTCTTAATGAGGCAAGAGACGGCTCAATGCCTGACCCTAACTCATTGGTTGGTCTACAGAAATTGGCAGCGCTAAACTCAAATACAGCGACAAGACATATTCTTGATGCTTCTTTGTACATTTATCGTTCATTGTCTGAAGCTTTAACGTACAGAGTTGCTGACATCCTAGAGTATTCTGACTTCAAGGACGAGTTCGCTAACCAAATCGGGAAGTATAACGTCTCTATTCTCAATGAGATTAAGGACTTGTACATTTATGACTTTGGTATCTTTATCGAGGTATCACCTGATGAAGAGCAGAAGGCTCAACTTGAGGCCAACATTCAGATGGCTTTGTCTAAAGGAGACATTAACCTTGAGGATGCAATTGACATCCGGGAGATTAAGAACATAAAGCTTGCTAACCAGTTGCTCAAGATGAAGCGAGTTAAGTTGCAGGAGCGTGAGGAGAAGATGGCTATGCAGAAGCAGGCTATCATTGCTCAGCAGCAAATGCAATCGCAGCAGATGGCAGCGGAAGCAGCCATGCAGCAAATAGAACTAGAGACTAGGGCTAAGATGCAACTCAAACAAGCAGAGGTGGCTTTTGACATTGAGAAGTCTAACAACGAAGCAGCACTCAAGTCTCAGCTAATGAGAGAAGAGTTTGATTACAATATCAGGCTTCGTGGTATTGATGTTGGAAGTTTGACCGAGAGGGAGAAGATGAAGGAGGATGCAAAAGCTAAAAGGATTAGCCAGCAAAACACTGAGCAATCTAAGTTGATTAACCAAAGAAAGAATAACTTACCTCCAATGAACTTTGAATCAAATGAGGATAGCATGGATGGCTTTGATTTGGCGGAATTTGAACCTCGTTAAAAATGTTGAAAATTTTATATAAGTTTGCATAAATTAAATCGAATCAAATGGAACTAAAGGTAAGGTCACTAGACATTATTGAACCTAAGAGTGTTCAAGAAGTTGAAAAAGAATTGCTTGATAAGCACGAGGAATCTGTTAGTCAAGAAACCAGTGCAGGTCAAGAATCAACTAATAGCGTTGACGCTACTCCAGCAGCAGCGCAAGAGTTGAGAGATGAAGACGTTCTTTCATATATTGGAAAAAGGTACAATAAGCAGATTAACTCTCTGGATGATTTGGTTGCTGAGCGTAAAGACTCAGAGCCATTACCTGAAGATGTAGCTGCTTATTTGCAATACAAGAAGGATACAGGGCGTGGATTCGAGGACTTCCTCAAATTGAAGAAGGACTTTGATGAAATGAATCCTGACCAACTTCTTAAAGAATACCTGACTGCTACGCAGGAGGGGCTCGATAGTGATGACATCGAGGCTTTGATGGATGACTACAGATTTGACGAAGAGTTGGATGATGAGTCAACCGTAAAGAAAGCAAAAATCGCAAAAAAGAAAGTACTTGCTGAAGCTAAGAAGTATTTCAATTCTCAGAAGGAGAAGTATAAGATGCCACTTGAGTCAAGACAGGCGTCTATCTCTGATGAAGAGAAGGAGGCATACGATAGTTACAAGCAGTACATTCAAGAGGCAAAGACCATAGAGGAAGAGACCAAGCGTAAGCGTCAATGGTTTGACCAGAAGACGGACGAGGTTTTTAGCGGAGAGTTCAAAGGTTTTGAGTTCAATGTTAATGACAAGAGAATTATGTTTGCTCCCGGGGATGCCAATGAGTTGAAGAAAGTCCAGTCAACACCACAGAACTTTATCAATAAGTTTTTGGATGAGCAAGGGATGATTAAAGACGCAGCTGGCTATCATAGGTCCTTGTCAATAGCAATGCATCCTGAGAAGTTTGCCAAGTTCTTTTATGAACAAGGGATGTCCGATGCGACTGACGATGTTACTCGTAAAATCAAGAACATTAATATGTCAGACCGCAAGGTTCCTGAGGTTGGCAAAGCAACAGGCAGCGTGCAGGTGAGGGCGGTAAACCCTGATTCAGGTAGAAACCTGAAAATCCGCAGCATAAAAAAAATGTAAAACAAAAAACTAAAAAACAATGGCAGGTACATTATTAAGTAATCCTACCTTTCAACTTCAGCCAAGTGCTGAACAGGTAGCGTTGCAAACAAACTACATTACCAACTTCAACTTCTTGAACCAGTATCTTCCTGATACTTACGAGAAAGAATTTGAGCGTTATGGTAATAGAACAATCGCTTCTTTCCTTAGAATGGTTGGAGCTGAGATGCCTTCTAACTCTGACCAAATCAAATGGGCAGAACAAGGCCGCCTACATATTAAGTACACCAACTGTACTTCAGCGGCAGCAATTAACGCAAACACTGCTACCTTCACTGTAGCTGACTCAGGTGTTACTTACATTGCTATCCGTGTTGGACAAACTGTAATGATTCAGAACAACGCTTCAGGTGTGTTCAATAAAGCAATCGTTACTGCTGTACCTTCTGCAACTACTTTCACAGTAGCTTACTACGAAGCTTCTGGACAGGCGTTTGCTGTATCTACTCAGTGTACTGTATTCATTTACGGTTCTGAATTTAAGAAAGGAACCAACGGAATGGTAGGTTCTTTGGAATCTGAAGACGAAATCTTCTCTAACAACCCTATTATCATCAAAGATAAGTATGCGGTTAACGGTTCTGACATGGCTCAAATTGGTTGGGTTGAAGTTACTACTGAGAACGGTGCTACTGGTTATTTGTGGTATTTGAAGTCTGAGCACGAGACTCGTCTACGTTTCGAAGACTATCTTGAGACTGCAATGATTGAAGCAGTTCCTGCTGCAACCGGTTCCGGTGCTAAGACTGCAGGTATGATGGGTTCTGAAGGTATCTTCTATGTTGTTAACAACAGAGGTAACGTATGGGGAGGCGGTAGCCCAACTTCTCTTTCTGAGTGGGACACCATCGTATCTCGTCTTGACAAGCAAGGAGCTATCGAAGAGAACGTAATCTTCGTTAACCGTGGATTGTCTTTCGACATCGACAATATGTTGGCAACCCTTAACGGTTACAACTCTGGTGGTGTATCTGCTTCTGCATCTTACGGTTTGTTCGACAATGACGTTGACATGGCGTTGAACCTTGGTTTCACTGGATTCCGTAGAGGTTATGACTTCTACAAGTCTGACTGGAAGTACTTGAACGACCCAACTATGC